CTAGCAGTTCGAGACTTAATGCGCCACGCAAGCGTGGCTACAACCCAAGTTTATACACAACTAGCATCTGGAAGAACTAGGTCGTTAGTAAATCTAATAGAATAAAGGAGACGCAGTGGCCCCATACGGCGACGATATCACTGATTCCATTCCTTATACGCTTTCCAATCCAGCAGGTGCTATCAATTATTCTGCTACAGGTGAGGCGTATGACATCGCTATCGCTGGTCTGCCATTCTTTGTTCAGGCATCCGACGATACGCCTTATCGCCGCGTAACCGCTCAATATCGTAAGCAACAGTACGACCAAACCAGAGAAGCAGGCGAGCAGTCCCTACTTGGTTGGTGGTTTAGAAGTCAGTCATCATTTCATCTTGGTCAAGGAATCAAATACTTTGAACCTGCTCAGGATGAAGGACTTAGATTCCAGTACACCGAATCCAAAGGTTGTGATATCTGGACCAGAGGACAAGTAAGTCTTCTATATGATGTAGATGAAGGCCATTACACAACTGCTAATCTAAATGACAATCTAAGACCACAACAGTTCCTTAGGTCTATGCAATGGAAGCAGTTAAAGAACACTGGCGCTACCACCTATAACGAGTTCTATGGCTGTCTAATGCTTGATGGATTTGATATCGACAAGATTTATCCAACTATCACAGCGACTGTAACTAACAAGGCTCTTACCTCTAACGTAGCCACTTTGACTACAAGCCCTGCTCACGGTCTTGCCGTAGGTATGGAGATAGTAGTTACTGGCGTAGATGCTACCTTCAACGGAACTTATACCATTGCCTCAGTTCCTACTACAACCACTTTGACCTATGCCAAGACTGCATCTGATGTCCCATCTGCAGCGGCAACAGGAACTATTACTAGCAAGGTTCAGCATTTTGTCGACTATAACTCTGGAACTGATGACAAAGTTTATGCAATGTGTGACGATGGAGTCTACTGTTACTGGGTAACTAACGTAACTGCTGGTGGTTCAACTAAGTTAACTATGTACAAGAAGCCATTGACTGGCTACTCTACAGACTCTCCAACTACTACAGTTCAGATGTTCCAAGTTACAGGCTTGATTGCTACTAATGCTGTAATGGAGTTCACCAAAGAACGTATTGTTGCCTGTATAAATAACAAGGTCTATGAGATTGCAACCAATGCAACATCTCTACCTACTGCTGTCTATACCCATCCAGTAGATGACTTTGTTTATACCAGCATCACCTCAAGCGGTGCTGCTATCTACTGCACAGGTTTTTCTGGAACTCAATCTAATATCCAAAAGTTTACTCTCTCATCTAGCGGAACTATGCCTACTCTGACCAGTGCTATCACTGCTGCTGAGATGCCATCAGGCGAGCGCATCTACAAGATTGCCTACTACCTTGGCTATATGCTAATTGGAACAACAAAGGGTGTTCGAGTCGCTGCGGTAGCAGATGATGGTTCTTTAGCCTATGGCCCGCTAATTGTTGAAAATAACCAACCTGTCTATGACTTTGCTTTTAGAGATAGATTTGCTTGGGCTGCAACTAGCGTTGAAGATGAGCCAGGCGTAATCCGTATAGACCTAAGCACTCAGATAACTCCACTGGTATTTCCTTATGCCTTTGATTTATACAAGGCTACTGGCAATACTAACCACGAGACTACTGCCTGTGCCTTTATCAACGGAACTGACCGACTAGCATTTACAACCAATGCCACAAGCACAACTAATGGTGCTGTCTACATAGAATCAATCACTCGCTATATCGACAGTGGTTATCTACAGACCGGTTACATCCGCTATAACACACTAGAACTAAAGCGATTCAAGTTTGTATTACCACAATTTGATACCACTAATGGCTCTATTGAAATCAAATCAGTAGATGAAGAGGGTACTGAGTATGGTCTAGGACTCTTCTCGCAGGGTGATTCTGTAGGTGAGATTACTGCCGGATATCCAACCACTCCACAGCAGTATCTAGGATTTAAGTTTATCTTTACTCTAGGTGATGACGATACTAAAACCCCAGTCTTTACTGGCTATCAGATAAAGGCTCTGCCTGCTGTTCCTCGTCAACGCTTGATTCAATACCCAGTGCTTTGTTATGACCACGAGACAGATAAGTTCGGCGTAGCAGTTGGCTATGAAGGGTCTGCTTGGCAGAGAATGCAACAACTAGAATCTGTTGAGAATGCTGGAGATACCATCCGAATCGAAGATTATCGGACTGGTGAGTCCTATGTAGGACTTATTGAAGAACTAGATTTCATCAACCGGACACCGCAGGATAAGCGGTTCTCTGGATTTGGTGGAGTGTTACTTGTAACGATACGCTCGGTGTGATATGTGTACTGAAAATAACTGCGATAAAGTTGTTCGGTCTAGAGGTTTGTGTTGGAAGCATTATGAAAATAAATTATCTAGCGGTGAATTGCCAAGAGTTCGTAAAAGAAAAGAACTTAATAAAAAATGCTCTCTAAAATCTTGTAACAATCCACATCGTGGACTTGGATATTGTAGGGGACATTATCAAAGAGTAAAAAAGTTTGGAGACCCGCTAGAAAGTAAACCATTAGGTCCTCAATATAAACCATATATCGACGCTAACGGATATGCAGTTTATAAGAAAAACTATAAGCATATAAAGATTCACCGAGAGGTGATGGAACAACATCTAGGTAGACCTCTTTTGTCGCACGAAGAGGTTCATCACAAAAATGGTAACAGGCAAGATAACCGTATAGAGAACCTAGAGTTGTGGTCTACTAGCCAACCATCTGGTCAAAGGATAGAAGACAAAGTAAAGTGGGCAAAAGAAATACTAGAAACATATTCAACTATCCGTTCTGTTTAATTATATAAGGAGCCAGAGATGACCCCTGCTGATTGGGCTGGATTAGCCGTCGCTGTAACAACTATCGTCGCTGCATTTGCAGGAGCAGTACGATGGCTAGTAAAGCATTATCTATATGAACTACGACCCAATGGTGGTGGAAGTCTTAAGGATAAGGTTGACAAACTAGAAGAGAAGGTTGAATTACTAACCGACCTAGTAAAGCAGGCGATAACTAAATGACTTGTCTCCACGTTTATCAAGACGTCGGAGCAGACATATGTCCTAACTGCGGTAGGGATACCCACAGGATTGACTGGTCTATATCAGCAAGAGAACTTAGGAGACACTATGACGAAGGAAGAAACTCCGAATACATCTGCCCAGTTGAAGGCGGAACTATTAGAGGATGGTGGTCAATTTGAAGAAGGTTGTGAGAGTTGCGACTCCTGCTGCGATTGCTGTACTGAGGCAAGCGACTGCGATTGCGCCTAAGCGCAAGAAGGCTAGTGATGGCTTACTGCCATCTGCTGCTCATATAAAGCAGAACCCAAACTCAGACCACAACACAGGTCTTGCTGCAGATTTAACCCACGACCCACATAATGGGATTGACTGCGGTGATATCTACGAGAAGTTAAAGAATGATAGACGGGTAGACTACCTGATATTACAAGTTGATAAAGAAACTAAAAAGCAAGGAGTTTAAGGCTGCATTCAAGACTTACCTCCGTGCTGTATTAGCATCAGGTGTAACAATGGGAATCGCATTCCTGACAGACCTAGCACCTGAATACGCAATCCTAATCGGCGGTCTAACCGCACCTGCTGTGAAGTGGGCAGATAAGGCTGAAGCGGAGTTCGGTCTAAAGTATTAGTTTGCTGCTGCGAGGCACAAAGGCCCCACCGGGAACGGTGGGGTTCTTTTTTTATGCCATTTTAAGGGTGGTTTTATGGCGTGTTGAGACGTTTTCAGCAAGGGGGTAGGGTGATTGCCTAGGGAAAGAATCATCGAGGCTCAACTCAAAGTCGATTTACTTTTGTTTACTCCGGTTTATCGATTGGGCAAGGAGCCTTTAATAGGTTGCCACAGTTAGCACATTGAACATCTAATGTGTACCAGGAGATGTCATAATCCTCGAACTGAACGAAGGTAGAAAAGACAGTACAACCACAAACACACTGGTGTGTTGGGCCAATAGACCTTAGGTCAGTCGCCTTTATAGGCGGTAGACTTGGACTGTTTTTTAACAGCCGGAGTAGACGGAGAACCACTGACTGCTCGGCTTGGCGCGTCGAGCGCCTCGCAGTTGGGAGGCCGCCGGTCACGCCGTAGGCGGCCTCTTATATATTCGCTGACGCTCATATTGTAGAAACTATTGGCGTGTCTCCGAATCTGACACGCCGATAAGGTGTAAGATTTTTTCTCTGAGTGAAAGGACCGGCTATCACTACGCTCGTTGGTATCCAACTAGATGACCGCTGTATCTTAGCAGCAGATTCTCAGGTGACTGAGGATAATCTCAGGACTATAAGCACTACAACTCCGAAGATAGTTAACGTCGGAAAGTATCTGCTAGGTATTGTCGGTGACTCAAGGCCTGGAGATATCCTCGCCTACAACTGGACTCCGCCCGCGTATAAAGGTACCGACCCTGTGCAGTGGATGGGCAAGAAAGTTTTACCTTCAATAATTAAAGCATTCAAGGAGAATGGATATGACCCGTATGAAGCAACGAAAGACAAAGAGACCGGCTTCGACTATCTTGTCGCGTTTGCTGGCAACCTATTCCACATTGCGATTGACCTCTCGTTCATCCAAAGCAAGTTGGGAATCTACGGTTTGGGGACGGGTGGTCATTTCGGCCTTGGTTATCTTGCTGGCCTACCTGCTTCTAGTCTAAAGAAAGAACCAGAACGACACGCCCAAAAAGCCGTTGAACTTGCATCAGTGCTTGATGTTAATACCCACCCGCCAATACAGTTAGTTACTCAGCGGAAGGATGGCAAATGAAAGAACTTCTATGGCAACTACAGGAATATCTATTAGAACTTGAGATGTATAAGTTTATCTTAGAGTTCTTTATTGAGTTTGGATTGCTGTGAGAAAAGATTTACAGCGACTATCAGTTAGCACAAGTCGCAGTTATGTCTATAACTGGTCTTTTGGTATTGACTATTACGAAGAATATGGAGATACTCCCGAGGATGTCATTGCAAAGATTTGTCAGATAGGTCTGATATTCTTTAGAGTAACGATAGTCTATTGGAATACAGGAGAGTACTTCCCGAATGATTGATATAAAAGATTTGCTAGTCAAGGCGCTTCACGCAAAGGAAGCATCAAGGCCACGCTCCACACAGATACAGGTTGGTCCATCCGAATTAGGTGGGTGCCGTCGTAAGGTATGGTACAAACTTAATGACCAGCCTGAGACTAACGACAATGAATTGAAGTTGGCTGCCCGGACACTGGTGATGTAATCGACTGGAAGACAGTCAAGGCTAAGAACCTTGCCTACTTTCCATCACAACAACAACGCTGGCAGGTGCAAACCTACGGCTATCTAATTGAACAATCTGGATTGGGGAAGGTTCAGAATGTTCATTTAGTCGCCGTACCAAGAGACGGTGACGAGAGAGACATAAAGGTCCACTCAGAGAAGTACGATTCTTCTGTCGCTTTGGAAGCCCTCTCTTGGTTGGAGGCTGTTAAGACATCAGAGATAGCACCTGAACCTGAGCGAGATGAAAGTTACTGCAAGTTCTACTGTAAATACTATGACGCAACAGGTGAGATTGGATGCGTTGGTCTAAAAAAAGAACTTGGAAAAACTGAACAGATAATCATAGAGGATTCCGATGCAGATAAAAATGCGTTGGAGTATTTGCAACTGGATGCCAAGATAAAGGAACTGACCGAACGAAAGGATGCTCTCAAAGAGAGCCTTACTGGATTACTCGGCGTCACTAAGTCTGGCATCCAAGTGCAATGGTCTAGTGTGAAAGGTTCTTTCATAGTAGACAAAGAAGAAATACAAAAGCAACTAGGATATATTCCTGGTAAAGAAGGAAAAGAATCAACAAGAATATCAGTCAAACAAATAGGAGGCACCAATGTCTGAGACCACAAAGTTTCAGGCTAACTTTAAGTTAGCAGACGGTACGCTAATCAATGTCTATGCAGATAATGCACAGGAATTTGAGACACAGTTAGCAGCAACACAAGATATGACAACACTGATTCACAGTGTGAGTCAATCTCTCGGCAGCGCTGGACCGGCTAAGACCTTTCAGCGTAATTTCCCACCAAGACCGCAAGCATCTGCGCCAGCAACAGCAGCGCCAGTTGTAGAAGAGGGCAAGGCACCAACTTGTTCACACGGACCAATGACTTATAAGACTGGGACCAATGCAAAGGGTCCTTGGAAAGGCTGGTTATGCAGCGCACCAAAAGGTGCAACTGAAAAGTGCGCTCCAATTTGGTCGTAACTAAATGCGAGAGCCACGTAACTACGAGGCTCCGCTATGTGCAGAAGTCGACGGCGATGCTTGGTTCCCTGAGAACGGAGCAAACGGCTCTAGTATCAACATCGCAAAAATTGTATGTCAGAGGTGTACTCATCGACTTGAATGCGCTGAATGGGGTATTAACTACGAAAAATTTGGTATCTGGGGTGGACTCACTGCAAGACAGAGGGTCCTGATACGTCGTCAACGTAACATAAAGTTACCTGAAAGAAGATGGGAGGGCTGTGCTTAGATTACATAAGGCTTGGGCAACTACACAGATGAAGGCAGAACCTTTGCCTGAAGTGTGGAAAGACCTATCGCTTAGTGAAGTTAAGTTCCGCAGAGGTCAACTCTGTATGGTGGCTGCTGCACCTAACGCTGGTAAGTCTATGTTCGCGCTGGTCTATGCAATCAAAGCCAAAGTCCCAACGCTATTCTTCTCTGCAGATACTGACATAGCAACCGTATCTTTACGAGTTGCCTCAGCCTTATCACGTGAGGACCAAGTTAACGTGGAACAGGCTCTACATAGGAATCCAAAGTCATACGATAAGTTCTTACACGATGCTTCACATATTCAATGGGTATTTGATTCATCCCCAAATCTTGATGACATTGAGTCAGAGGTAAAGGCTTATGTAGAACTGTATGGAATCTATCCTCAACTAATTATTATAGATAACTTAATGAACGTAGTTGCAGAGCACGATAATGAGTGGGCTGGTCTGCGTGACATTATGATGAACTTGCACGATATGGCAAGGAAAACAGAGGCGTGCGTACTTGTCCTCCATCACGTCTCCGAAGCCAGTGAGTATGGTTCTCCGACTATGCCACCGCCACGTCGTGCCATCCACGGAAAGGTATCGCAACTACCCTCTGTGATACTTACCCTTGGCTACGACCCGTCTCAAGGGTACCTCCGAGTAGCCACTGTGAAGAATAGGTTTGGTCCTCACTACGCCGACGCTTCACCGTGGACTACTTTGTTTGTTCGATTCGCTTCTTGTGCAATATCTGATAGCACTGCAGATGGCAGAGCGTTGCTACGTATGGATTATGGTAAGGAAGAATATGAGTCGGTATAACAAAGTCAAGGGCAGTAAGTTTGAGACAGATGTTATGAAGTTCTTACGCAATCTTGGACATTTTGCAGAGCGGTTAGCGAAGGCAGGGGCTAGTGATGAGGGTGATATCGTCACCATAATCGCAGGTCAGACCTATATTTTGGAATGTAAGAACCGCAAAGCAATCAACCTTCCACAGTTTTGGGACGAGGCCAAGACTGAGGCAAAGAACTATGCAAAGGCTAGAGGTCTAACCCTTCCGCCTCCGGCCTTTGTCATAGTAAAGAGAAGACAACACGGAATTGAGAAGGCTTGGGTAATCCAAGACTTAGACCAATGGTTAGTAGATAGGAGTAAAGATGCCAATACCACAAGGTGATATAACCACTACTGAAATATGGAATACACCAGCAGAACCACCACTACCTGAAGACCCAACTGAAACAGAACAGAAAGAAGAGGAAAGAGAAAGTGATGAATGAATACGCTCAACAATGGTGGGCAAAAGAAAGCCCAGGATTTTCTTACAGATGTGATTGCGGAATTGCAATTACTGGTAATAGTGAAAAAGGATTACATACTTTAATAAGAAGACATAAAGAAAAAGGGGTATTCCATTTAGAGTATGTTGGAGAAAAAGTATGATTTGCAATGAGTGTACAGTCGCTGGCGATTTCAACTTGAATCGCAAGTATGCTTTGGCTGAGAGTTTTCATAACAACTGCAAAGGAGACTGCGCTTGTCAACACAAGACTGGTCCAGGCTGGTACGTAAAGGCGGGAATAAAGCCGACCTTGATGCAGACTCAATCCCCCTGATACCAATCATTCATCACTATGGTGGTGAGGTAAGGGAGGGACGCAACGTTAGCGTCAAGTGTTGTATGCACGACGATACAAGACGAAGTGCAGTGATAAACACTTACGATAACTTATATTTCTGCCACACTTGTGGCAAAGGTGGGACAGCAGTTCAGATAGTAATGGAGAAAGAGGGGTTAAATTTCAAGGATGCACTCGAACGAGCAAGCGAAATCGCTATTACAGGCGGTCACTCGGTACGCAGAGGGACTAGACGAGGCAAGCGTGGCGTACCTAAACGGACGTGGAATATCTAAAGATGTAGCCGAGCAGTTCTCGCTTGGCACAGTGACCAACCCAATCAACGGTCACGAACAGTTTACCGGGTGGCTCTCCATACCCTACTTCTCCGCACTTGGAGTATGTACCTCAGTAAAGTTTAGAAGAATAGATGAAGGCAAACCCAAGTATGGGCAACCACTTGGTCAGAAACTACATATCTATAACGTCTCTGATGTCTTAGCAGATAGTGGCTTTATTGCTATCTGTGAAGGTGAATTAGATGCCGTTGTGATGTCAGGTCTATGTGATATACCAGCAGTAGGTATCCCAGGTGTTGCCGCTTGGAAACCTTTCTATACAAAGTTGTTCTATGGTTTCGATAAGATATTTATATTAGGCGACAATGACATCAAAGAGGACGGCACAAACCCTGGTGCGGAGTTTTCTCGGCGTGTCGCTTCAGAGGTACAAAACTCACAAATTGTACAATTACCGCAAGGTATGGACGTCAATGAGTACTACCTTACAAATGGTGCGGAGTCGGTCAGGGAACTGCTAGGAGTAGCAAAGTGAATGAGCAAGAAAAAGGACTTACAAGAGGCAGTAAAATTATTGACGGATATGGGGATGATAGTAGTCTCGATAGATTACAAGAGTGGGACGATAACCTGCAAACCAATGCCGGTAAGAAGATAGATGATAAGTTTGTAGATGATATGTGGCGGGTGTTTGATACCGCAGGAACTCTTCTACTCCGCAAGCATAAAGATTATGGCCCACTAAACGTGGCTCGCTCACCTGGTGGCCCACTCAATGGACTGCGTGTCCGTATGTGGGACAAGGTAGCAAGAATAAATAACTTACTTGATAGTGGCGTCAAGCCATCTAATGAATCACTCAGAGATTCCTTTGTAGACCTACTCAACTACAGCGCCATAGCAATTATGGTGTTGGACCGAAACTGGCCCGAGTTACCGGATGACACACACTGAACTACTTGCTAAGACTGATGGAGCCTTACTTGAAATCGTCAAGTTACATACACCCGAAGGAAACATCACTCCTCAACAATGTAGTCACGATAAAAAGTTTTACCCTTGTCCAACCATCCAAGCGATAGAGAAAGCAATCGACTAATGCCACGTGGTCGCAACAAGACATACGAAGAAAGTCGCGTATCTCGTATCAGAATGTACGGGATAGATGTTGATGACTATAAGCGTATGCTTGAAGAACAAGGTGGCGGTTGCTATCTATGTGGCAAACAACCTGAAGGTAATAGAGCGCTAGATATAGACCACGACCACGAGACAGGCAAGGTGCGTGGCTTACTCTGCTCTAATCACAATAGAGGTATTGGTTTACTAAATGATGACATAACTATCCTAGCCAAAGCGATTCAGTATTTAGCGAGGAAGATATGACTAACTATCTCCATCCCTCACTTGATGACCTAGTTCCTTCTGTTGTTATGACTATCCAGCGTAGGTATAAGGCCTTCGTTGAGAAGGGTGACCTACTACAAGAGGCTTGGGCTTTTGTATTATCAAGAGCAGAACAGTTCAATGAACTTCTCTCTGATGAGAATGAGGTTCAGCGTAAGTGGAATGAGAAGCGTATTGCTTGGCAGATACGACGCAACCTAGAACGCTATGCTCGCAAAGAGAAAGCGGCTAAGAGTGGTTATCAGATAAATGATGAGGCTTACTACGACACAATAACCATAGCCCAACTCCTACCTTTTGTTATCAAGTCTGTTGTATTAGATACAGCGCTAGAGCAGAGCCAAGTCCTTGTCAATGATGGCACACCTAAGAAGCCATCTGCTCCATCTGAAGGTGGCAACCTGCTGGCTATGCTAGTTGATATCAAGAAGGCTTATCAGAAGTTAGAGAAGGAAGAGCAGGACATCCTTCGTCTTAGATACTATGAGAACCATACGCTCCAGCAACTTGCTGAGTATCTTGAATGCCATATCTCTACTGCTGACCGCAGATGTCAGACAGCGCTACGTAAATTACAGAATGAAATCGGTGGTGATTCTCCCTTCTAATGTCATCTCTCTCATCCTTTGACCTGGACTTCTCCTTTGGTAAAGCAGGAGAGCAGTTAGTCTCTGACCTGCTTACTGAAGGTAAGCGAATAGAAGTAAAGCGTGACCGCAAGTGGAACATAACGGGTAATGTTTATATTGAAACCGATTGCTTCTTTACTAAGTCTAATGCCTGGGCGCCAAGTGGATTGTCTATAACTGAGGCAGAGTATTGGGCTTTCGTCCTCAACCATACTGTCCTTATGCTTCCTACTACTACACTATGGGAAGCAGTTAGAAAGTTTGGTAGAGATATTACCTGTGAGATACCGCCTAACCTTTCCCGTGGCTACCTTGTAAAGGTGGTTGATTTGATTGAGGCGAGTAAGCCGTAATGAAATATGAATATGAATGTTCTGAGTGTGGAACTACGCTAACTGTGTATCGTTCCATCCACGATATCGCACCTGACTATACCTGTCCCTCTTCTGAGTGTGGCGCTACCTTGCGCCGTAGTTGGGACACTCCACCTGTACATTTCAGAGGCAGTGGTTTCTACTCAACTGATTCTAAATAAAGAAACCCCACAAGAAAGGGTCTGTGGGGTTGTGCTAGGTGAAAAGGTATGAAATCCCTAGCAGTTCTTTAGTTTATTTATTATCTTCCTCGTTGTCAATAGTGTCGAACCCTGTCCCAATGAGCCTTCGCTCTACAAGGTGTCCCATAACGAGATTCAATGTAACGCAAACCTCGTAGAATTTGGACTCTAGGTCGGCGGTCTGTTTCTCCAAGGAGTTGAGCGATTCCGAAAGCGCTTGAACCTTGTTGGTTTTTGGCGAGGTGGTCAAACCTGCTCTCACCGGACCATAAATCGTGGAGGCAGAGCCACTCTCTTCCTCTCCACCCCCACCCTGAATAAGCGTAAAGTTTGGCGATTCTTTTGTTCTCTTTCTTCTCATCCCAGGTTGCGTGCCTCTGTTTGATTACTAAATCCTTTGGCATTTCCGGTGTTCCTGTTGGACTTGGCTTTCTCCATATGAGCGTTAGTACGCCCACTAATATCAAGCCAAACTTTGCCCTGAGCCTCATCTTTAGCCCTCTCTTCTTCAAGTAGTGTCAGGTATTCCTCTTTATGTAAGGCACTAAGTCGGGTCAGTGCTCTATCCCTTACCCTTCGATAGTTGCGTTGGCGTATAGCCTGTTTAGTAGCGGTATCTATCCTTCTCTCAACCTCTACCATTGAGATACTCCTCTAGCATTAGCAATCCGTAGGCTAATAGGGTAGCAGTAAAGACTCCAACAAACATAACTGTAATCATTACTCCTTCTCCCTCTCGTTGAATAGCGTAGCCTGTATCAGGTTAGTTACCTCTATCTTATCGGTGATTAGGCGAGGCTCTTCGATATCTTCCTCATCCCATACCGAGACAAACACCTTGTAATCAAGCCCTCTTCTAAACCACTCGACGGCTTGGAGTGTGCTTATCCCACCCCACACGGCATCTCCCCTATGGTCTGTCACTTCGTAGAAGTTCATCGGCTTCATTGTCTCTCCCTTTCTTAGTGTTTAGTAAGTTTGCTTCGGTTAGCGCATTGACCATCCTGATGAGGTTCTTTGCGCCTTCCCCTGTGTTGCCTTCTAGTATCTGTTTGATGGCTAGGTTTTGGCATAGGCTTGCCTTCGCCTCATAGTATTCCTTGGTTGGCTTAGACATTGACTACCCCTAACTCTTCTACATCTACGCTGTCCTGTAGATACTCTCCGTTGTTGATGGCTCCCTCTTCCTTGAGGTAGAGAACTTCATCATAGAACTTCTCGAAAGCCTCCTCCTTACTATCTGCCTCTACAATCCTGGCGTACCAGGTCTCCATTGTGTATCCGATTTTGTACTTACGCATTGTTTATGTCCTCTCCCTTATCCTCTTCCATTTGTCTGATGATGTCATCTATTTCAGGCGCATAGGGCTTCGCCCCTGCCTTGCTATCTTCCTCACCGCACGCCGTCTCAGCGTGCTTTGTCAGTGTTCTTTCTGAGAACTCCCATCCACAAGCGCCACACTTAGGCATTAGTAGGTATCTCCTGCTCTCTTGGTTCGTAGCATTGAGACACGCACGCACCGCAGATAATTTCGTGTTCAGCGTAGTCCTGTAAGTCATAATCACAATTACAGAAAGCGCATAAACAGAAAGGTTCTTTAGTCATACGCTTGCCCTCCCCTTCTCGTAGGCTTGGTTACAAGTCTGACACAGTTCTATCTCGTTGAGTTCGTCACACTCATAGCCACAATTAGAACATAAAACATTAGCCATTAGATACTCTTTCATCTTGCTCACTTCCCCTCCCCTTCTGCTGGTATAAATTGCCAGCAAGAATCACAGACGAAGCCATCCGGCAAGGCTTCCGCCGTTGCCTCTTCGTCATTACTCCAATCAGCACAAGCCGGACACACCACCACGCCGTCTTGATAATAGGCAATAATCTTTTCCTCAGTTTTCACTTTCCCTCCTTGATTACCTGGGTGACCTTGATGTCACACTCTCCACAAAGTCCGGTGTTATCTCTCTCCACATAGAGAGCAGGGTTATCACATAAAGCGCAGATAACTTTCATTTGCCTTCCCCTTCCATTGGTAAGCACTTCTCCATCACATCAAAGCAAAAGCCGTCCCCGTCCCACCATAATCGGGTAGCGACTAAGTAAATCACAATAGCCAGGGCGATTACCATCACCGCCTTGCCCCTCTTTGTAAGTCTCACGCGCTTACCTCCTCACTCTTTACGAGATAGCCTTCCGCTATCTCTCTCCAATTCACACGATATAGCGAGCCGATATCGGTGAGCATTAGGAAAGCG